CTTACTGGCTGTCACTCTTCCACTCTCACCGCTTGCGTAACCAGCTTCATGCGCGGCTTCCTTTATGCTACAGCCTGTTGCTACGAGTGTATCAACTAGCCGCGCTTGTTTGCTGGTCAGAGCAAGCTGTTTACTACTCATCTACACATCCTTACTAATCATTGAACCCCCCCTAGATCCCCCCCTTTTACACTCCTTCGCCACCGCTTGTCAACGCACAAGCGAGCGAGAAGCCCTCACAAAGCACTCACAACGTTCAGACAACCTGTGGGGCGGCTTCTTTGCTCGCTTCCGTTGCGTTGGCTAGCTGTGTTGCTGATCCATGCTATACCCCCTTGGATCTAGTGGGGGACAGCCCCCTCGGATAGTCTGCATGCCGCACACCAGCGTGCAGACGCTGCGCTGTCAAACCGTCCTCCGCACCACTTCTGGCTTCGCCAGAACCGTGAGGAGGTTTGATCTGCCCTCTGTTGCACGCCCCTTGCCTATCTTTACCGAGGGGGCTTTACCCCTCACTAGCTCATCAAGGAGGTATATCATGGGCAACACAACTAACCACTTCACTTCAGCTTACAAGTCAGCCTTCCCACAGAACGATCTGAACGGAGGTAGATCCTCTACCTCACTCACACAGTTTCTCATTCGCAAAGCTGTCGAGCAAGCTGAGTGGCTCATCGACCAAAAGCAAAAGGACATCGCACTGCTCGTACAAGACAAGATCCAGCTCGAAGGAGCCGATCAGATTGCTGACGACCAGCTGGTCATCATCTGCGCCAGATATGGTGCAGCACGTGGAGGCATCCACAATGATGACCTTGCGGCAGATCGAATTACCGAGCGTATGATCAATCTCGACCAAGAGATTGAGATGTGCGAGGACTTCATTGCCGACCACAAAGCAGCCTTCAAGACTTGCACAGGTGATACCTTCACCCCTAAAGTCAAAGCTGCCAAGAAGCCATCTGTAGATGCAAAACGCGCAGCAGCTGTCATGGCAAAATACAAGGCTGCATAGCAGCCTTGGCCTAGCCCTTCGGGGCTAGGCTAACACCTTTCTTTCCTCCCCCACTCGGCTTGCAGATTTATCCTGATCTGCAAGCCTCCTTTTTTTCTCACCTGTGTCCCCTCAATGGGAAACTAAATGCAATAGATATTGGCGGTAGCCCACCATTCTCAATCATTTTTCTTGAATAAATAACTTTACCTTGGTGCAATAATGCACTACATTGTAGATACAAAGGAGGCAATCATGAACGATTTATCTACAACAAACTTCGCCATTCAAATTGAAAACGAATGGTCATTTCCAATCGACACTTGTGATTTACATACTATCACGAACTTCGAATCAATAGATGTACCGCCATCAATGGCGCGTTGTATTGTACGAACCGACACCAACAAAGTGCTTGGTGTGCATGGTTCTAAATACAAAGCGATCAAGCACGACGATGTAGTCAACTCAGTGTTCGAAGCAGTAATTGCATCAGGCATATCAAATGACTATGACCACAAGATTAATGTCTTTGACGATGGCGCAAAGATGCGCGGCATTATCAGATTCAATGACCTAACAATCGAACCAGCTGTCGGTGACACCATCGTATTCCAACTCACATTCTTCAATTCATACGATGGGTCATGGGCATTTCAGCAATCAGCTGAAGGGCTGCGGCTGGTCTGCCTCAATGGTATGGTTAGCCAATACTCTGTTGCCAAGACATGGCAAAAGCACACAGCCAACATCAATGTCAAAGCAAGCGCCAGTAAACTACAAGCTGCACTTGATGGGTTCTTCCAAACCAAAGAATCATACATCAACTGGAAGAGTACATATGTCAGCGACCAGATGGCAGAGGATTTCTTCAAGCACAAAGTGTGCCGCATCAACAACAATACAAGCACATTCAAATGGAATGAGAAGCGGCTTGATGACCTCATGGTATGCTGGCGTAATGATAGTGGTGCATTAGGCAAGAACAAATGGGCATTGTACAACGCCTTGACCTACTGGTCATCACACACAGAGGATAACAAATCCCCTGCAAACACACAGCGTTTGCGTGAGGGGATTGTATCCAAAGCTATTGCAAAAGGTAACTGGGAGATTGCGTAATGACTGCACCTAAATTTACTAAACAACAATTTGACTTTGTTGCCGACTTCTTCGGCCCACTCATGCATCATCCAAGTGATATTGTCGAGGCAGCAGAACATCTTGCCAAGACAAATCCAAACTTCAAGAAAGATCTGTTCATGGATCGTGCAACTCAAGCATGGGAGGCTCGTCATCTTAACGAGCAATATGCCGAGATGCAGGACAACGAATCCATGACCAACAGCAAACTGACAACCACTTATTTTGAGGATGAAATCAAATGGCTGTATGGCAACTAGATATCACAGGTAGTTGCAGCAAAAATATTGAAGTAATTGCCGACACTGAGGAGCAAGCCAAGCAATTGGCTTGCCAAGAATTTGAAAGAATCTGGAATGAAAACGAAGTGCATAAACACTTTCATTTATTTGAGATTGATCCTTGGGAGGTGCGTTAATGAAGTTTGAATCTGATGTTCTTAAACTTATAGAGCTATATAACGCACAGTATGCTGGTGCCTATGCTGGAGATCCTGAAACAACCTACGATAAAATACTACAACGTTGTAATCACAATTTACAAATGGTTGCAGATCATTTTGAATATGCGGATAACATAAAACCGCATGGAGGTAATGATGAATGACTATCCTAAACTAAAAGAGATACAGCTAGCAGTTAGCAAAGTAACTGGCGTTGGTATGCACGAACTAATATCAAATCGTAAGCATGCCCGAATCTACAACGCTCGTTACATGTACTATCTGATGGCAGCTGAATGTACACCAAAGAGTTTCGTGCAAATAGGTGACGCTATCTACAAAGATCACACCACAGTTATGGCTGG